ATCATACCGTTTTTGTTTTTGTATTTGATATAGAAATCAGGAAAATATCTATGCACACGATTGTCTACCGGTGATACATACGGTATAATAATTTCTTCTGAACACCATTTTAATATAGAGGGATTACTATCTAGATACACCATGAATCTTCTCTCTAATAAAGAACGATAAATAATGTTAGTAGGATTACCTTTATACTTATTTGGATTCTTAGGTCTAAACTTTCCTTTATAAGACATAAATAACTATAAAGTATATATTACAATCGAGTATCAAGAATTATGAGTTTCAAAAAAGTAAAAGCTACAGCCAAAAGTTATGTAAGTTCAGCCAAAGGTGATCTTAATAATATTATCAATGATGTAAAAAGTATAGATTCAAAGATCGGTGAACTAGGAAACAAGTTCGATCAAAGAATAGCTGACGGATTATCTGATTTACTAACAGGTCTTACAGGTATTCGTGTATCTAATATACCTGAAATATCAGCAGAAGTATTAGATATGAAAGGAAAGAATAGAGAAGCACGAGCAGCTATTCTTAATGATCCTTCAAAAGGTAGAAGTTCAGAATCACCAAGTAATAAAATAGCATTAGCTTTCCCAAAAGAATTTAGAAAAGAAGATGGTACAGGTCAACCTCTTACAAATTATATTCACTTTAGATCATTAGATAGAAATGTTAAAGATCATTCTGGTGAAGATGTATACGATATATTTTTATATGTACCTGATACTCTACAAGATAATGTATCTGTAACTTATAAAGAAGCTGAGAAAGGAATAGTAGAAGGTATTGTTGGACAGATATTTAATGAAGAAGGTGCTCAAACAAGTGCAGAAGAACTAGGTAATATAATAACAGCAGGAGCTCCTGGTGGTGATCTACTCATGCAAGCAGCTGGTAAAACAGTTAACCCATTAAAGTTCCAATTATTTGAAGGTGTAAATTTTAGAACATATTCTTATACATTTAATTTACGACCTAAGAATGCAGATGATGCTCAGTCAATACAAGAAATAATTCATGCTTTCAAACTATCAGCTTTACCAGGTACAATCGGAGCAAATAAAAGAATTTATACTTTTCCAAATGAGTGGGCAATAAGATTTAGAGGTCCTTTCAAAGATCATATTGATTATCCTTTAGTTTCAGTATGTACAGGTGTTGAAGTTAACTATTCAGATGGTCAATCATTCTCTACATTTATTGATGGAGCACCTACTTCTGTTGGTTTGACATTAAACTTTACAGAAACATCTACACTTACAAGAGACAAATACAAAAATAGATCATCAGCATTCTTAAATGTTAATAGTGATGCTCGTGAACAAAGTCAAGAAATGGGTAGTGATGTAGTTACTACTAATGAACAAAAACGACAAGCATCAGAAAAGGCTAGAAAAGAAAAAGAAGCTAAAGCTAAAGAGAAGAAAGCACAAGAAACTAGAACTGAACCTAGTGGGACTTCTAGAAATGGAAGACAGATAGGAGCTCCTGTCGGTGGTGGTAGACAAATTGGTCCTCCAGCAGGTCCTGGGAGAGATATATAATGGCTAGAGGATTTTTTAAACATATACCTGATATAAGATATGACTTCAAAAGTGATGGTAAATATTTTCGTGCTAAAGATTTATTTCGTAAAGTTTCTACTTGGAGTTATCTACAAGAAGGTATCTCTGGATATAATTACTACAGAATAACAGATGGTGAAAGACCTGATGTTGTAGCATCAAAATTATATGGTGACTCTACATTATATTGGACTTTCTTTTTAGTCAATGAAAATTTACAAGACTTTAATGATTGGCCAAAATCAGGTACAGTATTTCATAGATTCATAGAAAGAAAATATTCAGGTACTGCTTTAATTGGAAGTTCATCTACAGATATAGTTTCATTTAATCATACAACAGAAGTGTCTAGTAAGTTTCAATTAGGTGAAAAGGTTTCACAATCATCATCTAATGCTTTTGGATTTGTTACTCAAGTCGATCCAACATTTAATAGAATAATATTAAATAGTGTTGATGGTACATTTACAACAGGTACAGTAGTCGGTGCTGATTCAGAAAAAAGTTTTACAGTTACTTCTGTAGCTGCTGAAAAAGATGTAGTACATCATTATACAGATTCAAATAATTTAAAGACAACTGTTTCTACAAGTAATACACCAGTTTCAAATGAACAATATGAAAGAGATTTAAATGAAGATAAGTTTTTAATTCGTATAATAGAACCTAGATATATAGATAAAGTTGTAAAAGAATTTAGAACATTAGTTAGAGATTAGTTATGGCAGTAGGAATAGATAACTCTAAGCCAGATAGTTATGAGTTAGAAATATTGACAATCGTAAATAATGAGGGTGAAGGATTTGATGTTCGAGACCTCATGATAGAATGTGTTCTAAGTGAATCAATACAATCTAATTTTTTACAAGGTCATCTAATGTTAGGTGATTCTATCAATCTTTTAGAGAACGCTAAAATATTCGGTCAAGAATCTCTAAGACTTAGATTCAGACAACCAGCTGGTAAGAATGATGAAATTAATGATGAAGATGTAATTGATCAAGTATTCAGAATATATAAAGTTGGTCAATCAAGACTTGAAGATCAAACTCAAGTACTCATGTTATTCTTTACAGCAAATGAATTTTTAGAGTCTAGAAGAAAAAGAGTTAGTCAAGCACTAAGAGGTTCAATGACTAACATGGCTGCTTTGTTAGCAGAAGATCATTTAGGTATTAAGAATGAAACTGTAAAAGAAAAATTAATACCTCATTTCGAAGTAAGAGAAAAATCACAAGGTGATAATTATCATGTAGTCATACCTAACTGGACAGTAAACTACACAATAAATTGGTTATGTTCACAATCACAAGGTATTGATGAATCATCAGGACTACAAGATTCTTTTTATTGGTATCAAACAGCTAATGGTAGTTACAGAATACAATCATTAGCTAGTATGATGTTAATTGATTATGCTGGTGGTAGACCATTTACATATTCACAAGCTGTAGCATCAGATAGTACGAAAGATGTACCTGTTGATTCTACAGAAGATACTATTGGTGCTAGTAGAAGAATATTATCGTATGAAATAACTAATCATGCTAATGTATTAGAAGCTACTGTTAAAGGATTGTTTGGTTCTAAACAAACAACCATAGATAATACATATCAATTTTTTACAGAAAAATCTTACAGTTTTTTAGAAAAGTTTTATGGTGGTCAATCACAAGCTATTGAAGAACACCCTTTTGTTAGAGTAGAACCAGAAGTTTTACATATCGGTGAAGCTTCAGACGAAGGAGAAGTTGCTATAACAGGTTCGAAAGAAGGTAATTCAATTAGTTCTTATCATGATGCACATCAAATATTAGTTAGTGATCAGTCTTTTGTAAATGATGAAAAAAATAATATTCATCATGCTAATCATCAAATACATTTAGGTTCACATCAATTTAGAGCAGCGGCCAATGAATTATTAAATTATCATTCAGTAGATTTAGTATTGTCAGCTAGAACAGATATTTCAGTTGGTCAGTTGATTAATTTAGATATACCAGCACCTAATCCAGGACAAGATGAAGTTGATCCTAAGTTTTATAATGGTAAACATTTAATTACACATTGTCAATGGATTTTGGGTCCTTCATCATGTGATTTGAATGTAAGATGTATTAAAGATTCAGTAATTAATAATATTGAAACTACAGCTTTAGAATATGGAAAAACAATATAATGTTAAAATATCAAGGTAAAACAGGATTCATTTGGTTTACGGGTGTCGTAGAAGATAGAAACGATCCATTATTCCAAAATAGAGTTCGTGTTAGAATACACGGGTCTCATACTTGGGAAAAACAAATGATAGCTACACCAGACTTACCATGGTGTCAAGTAATGATGCCTGTAACAGCACCTTCTGTATCAGGTCTTGGTACATCTCATCATGGGTTAGTTGAAGGTTCTACAGTCATGGGATTCTATAGAGACGGTGAAGAAATGCAAGATGCTGTCGTGATAGGATCTTTTTCAGGTATCATGACTGACATCTATAGAATAGATGAACAGATAGATGATAAAGGTACACGAACATTTACAGAAGTCAAAAGAACTACAAAAGAAGGATTTAATGATCCTCGATTAAAAAATGTTTCTGAATACGAAGGTACACCTGACGGACCTAACCCAAAACATATTAATAGAAATTATGGTCTATCATTAGACCTCGAATCATCACCTAGAAGATTTGGTGAAACTGAAGGTTCATCTTATCCTAAAAAAGATTATCAAGCATCATCAAGTGTAAACTATTTAGCTAGAGCTACAGACTACGCTTCTGAAAATAGTAATCCTATAAAAGACATTTATCCTATTTTAACTTTAGAAACTCAAGAAGGACCTGGACTAGAAAATTTAGAAGTCGGTAAAACAGAAGGTAAAAATAATACTGCACTAAGAGATACTACTACATATTTAAAACCTAAGTATCCTTTCAATCATGTTCATGAAACAGAGTCAGGTCATATAATAGAATTAGATGACACACCTGATTATGAAAGAATACATCTTTATCATAGAACAGGTACAAGAGTTGAAATAGATAAAGAAGGTAATTATGTAGAGAAAATTGTAAAAGATAAGTATTCAGTTACAGCTGGTAATGATTATGTAACAATTACTGGAGATGTTGTTGTCAATATAACAGGTAACGCTTATGTAAATGTTACTGGTACAAGTAATATAACTTCAGAAGATAAAATAACAATTACAGGTAATAATACAACAGAGATTATTTCAGATACAACAATCACAGGTAAACTTCATGTCACGGGTGAACAAACTAATGATTCTACAATTACAGCTACTGAAAGTATAACAGGTAAAGAGGTAGTTCTTGATACACATACACATACAATAAGTTCTGGTTCATCAGCAGGTAAAACTAAAGAACCTGATTAATCGACATAAATAATAGTATGGCACAGTTTAATAGTAAAAATAAAAGTTCTAGAGTAGCAAGAAGGTGGTTTACCGATCTTGATACTAACTTTACATTACACCCTCAAAGTGGTGATTTATCGTTGAAACAAGATATCAATGCTGTAAAAAGATCAGTAAGAAATTTATTGTCTACTAACCTTTTTGAGAGACCTTTCAAACCTAGTTTGGGTGTTGATTTAAGAGGTATGTTATTTGAACTATCTACAACTTTTTCAGATGTTCTAGAAGATGATATTAAAGCAGTCATAAACAAATTTGAACCTAGAGCTCAAGTAACAGATGTAGTTACATTTTTAGAAGGTAATAGTTTAGATGTATCAATGTATTTTACTGTTCAAAATGACCCAGCACCACACGAAATAAATATAACTTTACAGAGAGTAAGATAATGGCAACGATAAACAGTTCAAACATTAACATAACAGATTTAGACTTTGAAGATGTAGAAAGTAGTCTTAAAGAATATCTTAAAGGACAATCTACACTTAAAGATTATAACTTTGAAGGATCAAATCTATCAGTATTAATTGATCTATTAGCATACTCAGCTCATACATCAGCTTTCAATGCTAACATGGTTGCATCAGAAATGTTTTTAGATACTGCTCAGATCAGAAAAAATGTAGTATCAAGAGCTAAAGAATTAGGTTACACACCTTCGTCTAGAACAGCAGCAAAAGCTAAATTTGATTTAACAGTAACTAGTCCAAGGGTCGGTGGTGTTGTTCCTTCTAGTTTAACAATTAATAGAGGACACGAATTTACAACAGTCTTTGACGGCACATCATTTACATTTATTGCATTGGATAATAAAACAATAAGTCCTGATGGTGGTACATTTACCTTTAAAGATTTAGAAGTGTTTCAAGGTAAATTGACTACAGACATTTATAGATTCGATAATCAAATTTCAAATCAAAGATTTGCATTATTAAATTCTAACATTGATACAAGTACTATTAAAATTAATATTACTTCAAATAATACAGTCACTGCTTGGACAAAAGCTGGAGACTTGACGGGTATCACATCTTCATCAAATGTTTTTTATGTACAAGAAAATGATGAAGGTTTATTCGAAGTATATTTTGGAGATGGTGTCATAGGTGCACAACCAAAAGATGGTGATCAGATTTCAATTTCATATCTAGTAACAGACGATACACACGCTAATGGTGCTAGTACTTTTTCTATGGCTACATCTATAAGTGGTAATTCAGATGTTGTATTTACAAATACTCTAAGTGCTTCAGGTGGTAAAGATATAGAAACAACAGATCAAATAAAATTCTCA